CCATTCTAAAATATCATAGGCCTTGCGTAGTGAATCACCAGAGTTTGATAAGTCATCCATCAACATCACTGGTTGTTCAGTTGCACCACCTTCTAACCAGTTCTTCATCGCATATGTCTTTTGTTCCTTGCGAATAGAGAACCCATTTAGATTCACTCCGAATACCTGTGCATAGATAGGGATACCCACAATCATGGGTGTTGATGCAGTTTCGAGTCCAGACAATTGAAAGTCAAAATGTCCTATCTCATCATGCACCTTTTTCATCCACATCTGCGTGACTGCACTCAAAAAGTCTGTACGAAACAATCCATTCCGTAGATAGAACACCCATGTATACTTAGAACCTTCTAACTTACCATCCATGTAAGTTCCTGGCTCTGCACGAACTATGCAATGTTCATCTATGAAGTCACGAGTTTGATTCCATAGTTTATCATATCGTTCATCACTAATAATATTACTGACTGTCATTTTCTAATCTGTGTTCAAGTTCTTTAATCTCTTTATTGAGTAAGTCTACCTTTGCACCAAGTATTCTTTTGTCATAGACAATACCTGTCTTTGTATGTGCGGCATAATGTGACTCATAATCTGGTTCTTCTTCCAACTGACTAATCAGATTCATCTCTTCATCAATCTGTTGTTTCAGAACTGCACATCGTGTACTCAATTTCATATATTCACTGTATCTCATAACCATCCTAACTTTACTGCATTGTGTACGATAATAAAAAAGCAAGCAACCAAGTGTGTAATAACCCACACCGTTCTGAGGATTGCGGCGATATCTGATTCTCTGTCATCACCTATTTTTGCCCCAATGGTTTTAGCCCATATGCGCCAAACATTTCCACGCCACCTTGATGTTCGTCTGAATTCCATTCTAATCTTCGTATTTCATCCTTATATTTTAATTTCTCTTTCTTAAATTTATTAACAATATCTTCAGATACTTTTTCGGCGATACACACCTCAATCTTTTGGTGCATTTCTTTGTGTTTTTCTTTTAACCATTGTAACCGTTTGATTCTGTCCATTTAAGTGTCCTCTGTTGTATTGCAACACAAATACACCAATGTAGGTTAACAAACCTATCGTAAGAGTAAACCCTAGTGAACCCTCACCAAAAGTAAACCCCATGATAAATGAGAACCCTAACACTGCGATTATGGTTCGTAATTCTGTTGCTGTCATTTTGTCGAATTCATTCATACTACATAATACCAATTATTTCTTACTCTGTCAAGAGTATTTAGAAGAAAGCATCCAGAGTTGCAGTACCAAACTTGTCTGCCACCTTATTCACATTACTACTATTATGGTCAACGCTAGCGCCGTTGTAGTAGGGTATCTCACTTGTAAGGGTATAGGAAGTCTCTCCTGGCCTCTTGATTTTCCACTCCAAGTCACCGTCCTTTGGATATGGTAATGTCCAATCCATCGTGGATTGTTTTAAGAACTTTCTGGCAGGTTTATTCATGGGATAGATATATCGAAACTGTTTACCCCACACACGACTAAAACCCAACTCACCCATTTTTGTATCTGATGGTCGAGGCCCATACTTTGTGTCGTGTCGATTCATCTCTTTCTTCATCTTTCTCTGGATAGTCCGAAAGTGTACTTTTTCGCCGGCATCTGTAACATATACGTCACTCCATATGAATCCACCATAGAGGAAGTTTCCTGCCTGATAGACATATCCTGGCTTACCAACAATACCATCTGCCCATGTGTACAGGTATTTTACTGATGGCGTGTTCTGTTTCATCCATCGAATTGTTGCAGACATCATTTGTGTTTCAGAGTTTCGTGGCATTGCATCATCCATGCACATTTTACCAATCTCATAGTAGTCTGCTGTGGTGAGTGTAGGGAACATCTTCTTGATTGTACCCATTGGATTTGTACCCCAACCCAACGTCAGAATACCTACCAGTTCATCGTCCTGATAGGCTCCTAGATAGTGTTTGGTAAGTTTGGGCATGACAGGACTATAGTGACGTTCCTGTACAAACAGGGTGGCCACTCGATAGTCCACTTGTTTCATAATCATCTATACAGAACTTGCTTTTCCAAAAGGTTCTGACGTAGATGAATCAATGTAGTCACCATTCTCTTGATACTTACGGATGATAGTTTCTTTTCTAAGAACACCATCTACATACCGATATGTTATCAAAGCATGACTAACTACACCTTTAGATTCTAGTCCATCGAATGCCGACTTCAGTGGGCCTTCCTTTGCAACCATTTTAAACTCCTAGTGCGTGTGCAATTGAACGTGTATCTTGAGGTAATGATTTACCTTCACGCAACCACGTTTCCATCTGTTCAAAGTAAAAAGCAGCATCGTCATGTCCTTCACTCTCAAGTACTTCTTTTGCATACTTGAAGAAGTTTACAGTCTGCATACCACTACCTTCTCGCAGTGTTGCTGGTTTGAATTTACCAGCCCGTTGATTACTCATTTGAAATTACTCCCTTTCACATCAAAAATTAAGCAAACCCTGACAATAGGGGTTGCGTTCACTACATGGTGCATTTGTTGATTATCAAACCACCACAATTCACCGGCATTGAATCTTTGTGTTTCATCACTTACTGTAAAGTCATAATAACCATTCAATACCATATGGAATCTGTCTTTATCCTCATAATACTTCCCACCATCAATGTGGGGATAAACCTTTTTGTCTGAACCTAGATAGACAACAGCCACTCTGTATATACGTCCACCATAGGTGTTCTCAAACCAATTTAGAAACTCTCTACACTTCTCATATTTCTGATAGTGTGCAGTTTCTACAGTTGTGTGTGTATCGTCAAAATGTGTGCCTTCATCGTATCGAACTCCCTTCACGAGATTGATAGACATGGTTTCTTTTTGACAATCAATAGTGTCTTGCCGATAAGTCTCTTTGTAGAAGTCATCAAAGTTCTCTGCGACTTCTTGCATCATCGGCAAAACATTCATGCCCTTTTGTAGACACTTAAATCTCAATTTAGTTTGTCTTTCGGTAACTGCATAACCAGACTATTCAATACATTGTTCCAATACTGAACAGCCCAGTCTGATAGATATGGATATTGCAGTGCCGTTGCAACTGCGTCTATCCGTCTTTCTAATAGTTGTAGTTCAGTCATGTCATTGCACTCAAAACTAGATTAGCGATAATCAATGCACCTATAATCTCAAGCATTGATAATCTCATAAGCGGTATCTACTGCATCGAAACCATATCCACCGATATGCCATTCGTATTCTTCAGTAGGGATATAACCGTCTTTCCAATTATATATAGAAAACTTGACAGAACCATCTTCTGTCTCTGCCATGACATTCCATTCTGCATTCACCTTTGCATAAGGGTCTGCATCCTTGTATGTCGGGGCTCCAAACAACTCAACCAACTTGTCGTAGGTTGTTGTAATTTTACCTTGTAGTGAACTCATGTTCATATCTACAAATTTATTTACTTCATAGTTCATACTTTTACTCCGTATTGTCATTATAAATCATTATACCACCTGTGACAACTAATGTCAACCCAATAAACAGGGCAATCATCATTTCACCCATAGAATTTGCATACTCCATGCACTTTCCATCACAGTCACCGGCACTGCCTGCAATCGCCATCAATCCAGCAGTAAACAAAAATCCACCTAAAATCGTTTTCATATCTCTCTCCTTATACAGTCTCAATCATACAACCATGTGTCTCTTTGACAACAAAGGTAACTTCTGTACCTTCTGCCATCTCATTCAGAACCATCTGTTCCTCACAGGCATTACCCAAACACTGGTGTTCTGAAACTACCTCTGGGGTTTTATTTGGTTCAACCTTCACAACTGCAAAGGCCTCAATTGGATGTCCAACATTATTAAACATAGCGAATCACTCCTCTCAACTACCCTTATATGCTATCATAGCAAGGGATATATGTCAAGGGCGAAAGCCTATTTTTTTAGGCTTTCTTTGATTTTTTCTAACAACTCTGGAAGTGGATCTTGATTTGCTTGATACAAGATTCCGATACCACCTTTACCAACCCATCTACCTATATTGGTAGGTTTATCATCGACTAGTATGTGAGGTGAACCATCCAACTTATTAGTTGCATATTTCTCTTTCATACCTGTAAAGATAAGTTTGTCGATTGGTGGTAGGAAGTTGTGTCTAGTCAACCACACTCTTTTCCAATATGCAGAGTTATCTCTATCACCCCTTAGTGGTGATGAACAAATACCCCAATCACCTACTGCCTTCGCAAAGTTTACTAACTTTTCTGAAGTCTCAAAAGTGTCCAGAGTATTGAAGAAGTCAGTACCTTGCAATTCGGTAATTGCCTTCTCTTTGTTCTGTATTTTCTTCCAATGGTCTTTACCGAACTTATGGGCGAACCCTGTAAAGAAGTCGGCTATTACACCATCCATATCTAAGTATAACGTCATATACGCTCCTCTCTTATTTTTTCCATTCGCATCACACTGTCAATCCATTTCTCTGGCGTCATAATGTGTTGCGACACTGTAAATTTTAGTTTTGATTTCTTGAACTGCCCTTTGAGTATCTTTGCAAATTCAGTACCCAAGAACCGTGAGGACAGTTTTATTACATCACGGCGAAACCCAATATCATGGTGCATATTACCACACAAATGAGCGAACTCGTGAATAATTGTGTAAGGACAGTTAGTCTCTTGAAGTCGCATCGCACCGTAGTAGGTTGCCTGTCCGGCAGTGCGTCCACGAAAGTGTGCAAGTTCCAAAGTCGGATTGCGAACACCAGAACGTGACGCATCAGTTTTGATACACAAGTCTTGATATGTCTTAGACTTTGCAACCTTCTTAAAAAACTTTTGAGTGCCTTTCCAATCTAGTCGTTTGAACTTTTTACTAAGCATATTCTCTTTAGATTGATTTTTCCACTCTGCAATTGCAGCGAACTCTGCATTGTAGGTCTTTTGACGGCCTGCATCCTTGAAGTTTGCTTTACCA